GAAATATTTTATTCCGGAGGGCTGCTGGTCCTTCGCCTTCATGGCGATTTCCCAGGAGCGACCGCTGACCGACTCGATAGTTTCATCGTCCAGGTCCAACTCCTTTGCGACGGCCATGGTCAGGGCGCCCGGATTGCAGGGCAACCCCACGCACGAGTATTCGAGCAGCATCCACTTGTCGTGGAAGAACCTGACCTGGTTCATGTCTCGTTCGTATTCCACGTTGATCGTGACGCGCTTCCCTCCCTCCTCCTTCGGAGTATGGCCCCTCAGAGGGATGAACCCGACCGACCAACCCTTCAGGATCTCACGCTGATACAAGCCGTAGATCCTCGCGGCCTTGGCCTCGACCATGTCGAACTCGGTGATTGCCGAGATCCCGTTCTCCTCGATCGTCAGCGTCTTGTTCACGCCGATGATATTTTCCGGTTCTCCGGGAGAGTGTGACCAAAGGACGAGCGGGTTCTGCTTGTAGAATTTGAGATAAGCCCCCTTCGGCTCCATCACCTCGCGCACGCGGTCAACCTGGTTCGTCGTGATCCAGTGTTTGATTTGCCCGGGCTCGAGGCCGGCCGAGGACTGCTTCTCCTGGACGAAAAACTTCCGGACGAACGGGATCTCCGACAGGTCCCTGTAAGGAGCACTGGGGCTTCTCAGCAGGCTGTCCGCCGCAAGCATGACTAGATCCCGGGCCGGGCCCGCGCCCTTCCCGTACTTCAATTCGCTGACCCTCTTGGTCTGTGTGACCAGGTCTGTGAAGGTAATCATTTTCCTGCCCTCCTGTTTTTTGATCGTACCTTGAAATAGTCCCAGCCGTCAAATAAGATTTTGCCGTCAGGGGATTTTATGACCGCGCTCTTCGCGTCGACTTCAGTCCTCACCCTCGGGTCTTCGGACGCCCTTGGCTTTTTATTCGTCACTACAATTCCTCCAACCAAATCACCTTGTTGTTCGCGCTCCGTTTCACGATTCTATATTTCGCAACCTTACTGACCGCGACCTCCATATCCTCGTAATAATTATAATTTACCGATGCCCCATACTTCGTCTTGGACAACCTGAGCATGATCTCACCGTCGTAATATTTGGCGGCCTCCTCCGAAGTCGTCCAATGCGAAGTAGCGCGGAATGACACCTCCGAGCCGATTGGAGCCCTCTTCATGGTAGCGATGAAATCGGAGGCTGTCTTATTGACCGCTTTTCCCAACCCTCGGCGCAACTCGCCACCCTTGAATTTGGGCAATACTTTGAGTGCCTGCTCGAGATCGTTAGCGAGGGCCACGAAATTTTTAACCGTCTGCTCCGGCATCCCTGCCACATCGCCGATCTGTACCCGCCTCAACCTCCAGGAGTCCGGAGTTGTGAATGTATCCAGCGCTTCCATATACCGCTTCATCTCCTGGTCGGTAATGCTCCTGCCATATACCCCTTTGTATCCATCTCCCAACCTTTGCTTCATAGCCGCGACTCTTTCCGCTTCGTTCAGCACGGAGCCTTCCCTGACTATGTGGCCGGCCTCCTGGTCGTTGATCTTCCATTCCGGAGCAGCCGTATTGAACTCAGCCAACACTGTGCACCTGCAGTCTGGATGAAGGGGCGGACCCTCGACGTCTTCGTAGTCAAGATTCAGCGGACCAAACGTCGCTCCCTTGTCGAAGAAGTTTTTGTCGAGTTCCACCGTCCGGCCATCCATCTGGATACACTCGGGACATGTCCGGTCGTCGTCCGTGGTGAGCCACTTCTTCGCCACAACGACGCCGCTCTGCTTCATCGCCTCGAGCGTGCCGTAATTGGTAGCCTTCAGCACCTCCGTCCTGGCAATCATCTCGGCTTTCGTGAGTGATACGTCCATGTACTCGCGGATCTTGTCGCGGATATGGGGGATTGATAGCCCTTCCGCCACCGCGCCCATCATCGTTTCGCGGATCCTGTCGTACATCGTATCTGCAATCGACCATCCGGCGTTCCTGGCGTTGGAGGCGATGCGTCTCAGAGCGTCCTTGCTCAGCACATCATAGGACGAACCGATCCCGATCCAATCCATCGTGTTTTGGCCGGACCTTGTCAGTACAGTCCCCATGAGTAGAGAGTTATCTTCCGAGAGGATCGTTCTCCACTTGCCGCGGTCGAATAGCCATTGATCCACATCGATCGTCTCGGCCTTGACAATCCATCGGTCGCGCTTCCAGTTGTAGATGTCCTTGGGAATGTTTTTGATTTTGTCGAGGCACTCTTCAACCATCCCCTCGAGCCTTTCACTGATCAGTTCTTTGTAGTCCTCGATATCCGGACCGCACCTCTTCGAGAAATCACGCTTGAGCGCGGCGACGTCCTGCTTGGGGATGGGAAGTCGGCGCCTTGCGTTCTGCGCTTTTTCAATGAGCGCCGGCAGATCCCTCTCGACCAGCAGGACCAGGAGCTCCTCGAGGACGTACTCCTTGAATTTCTCGCCCGTGTATGGTGAGAGGTCGATTGGATTATGTCGGACTTCCTGGAACATTTCAGTTCTTGAGCCTCTCCATGATAACGGCCGCGACTTTCCGGGCCAGGGCCTTCTCAGGTTCCTCCTCTTCGTCTTCCGGCTTCGCAGGTTTAGGTTTCGGCTTCGGCTCCGTCCCGTCTCCTTCCTCTTCGCCGGCGGGAGGCGCCGACCCTAGCTCTGCCATTCCGGCTTGCATGATGGGTTTATCACCCCATCCCTTTTGAGGATCCTCGCCGTTCTCCTGCCGAAGTTGGTTGATTGTGGAGTATCCGGTACTCAGTTTCGACTCCCTTTCTTTCAAGCCGAATTCTTTGTTCTCCGGGATACAATCGTCAAAGGCCACGAAGAGTTCCTCTGAAAAATGAATCATGACCTGTTCGTTCATTTTCTGCTCGTACGTCGACAACTTCGGTGCTACCGTGTCCCTGGCATATTGAGCATACGCCGTCTCCGACACTGATTTGTTTGACTCGTCCGGCGTGAGAAGAGCGACCGGAACCCCATACCCGGCGGCGACTTCGATCATGACCTTCTTCCCGCCCTCAATGTATCTCATGTCCTTCGGCGATATACTCAAGGCTTTGGCTTTAACTCCGCCCTCGAGGAGAGCCATCCGACCGACTCTCTTCATCCCGCCGAATTCCTTGTTCCATTCCTTCTTCAACCGCCTGTATTCGGCCTCTCCAAGGGATTCTTCCATTTCAAGAACGCCTTCCGGCATGGCATTATTGCGGAACTGTGCCCGGGCATAATGATAGATGTTCTCATTGACGAGGACCGCATCGCTGAATTGGGCCAGCGGGCTAAGCCCCCACATTTTGCTGTCAGGGTTCGGATACTTGTGATGACAAATCCACTGCGGCTCGAAGTCAACGTTCTTTCTGCCGTTCCAGTAGACGTACTTCAGGATGAACTGGTCAATCGACGGGCCTGGTTTAGGAGTGACCTTGTGGCTCTCGAGCGTCCAAATCTGGAAGGGGACGCCGAGCACGTTAGGCCTCATCCACCAAACAGCGTTTCCCGTCAGGCCGTTGAAAATTTCCGACTCCATCCACAAGTCAGACTGGTTTTGAATCGGGTTTACATTCTTCATCATGTCCAGGAAGGGATGATCCGTGACCTCTTCGATGTCGAAACTTTTTCTCAACCACGGCTCGAGATGACCTTTCGCATACAACCATTTCTTTTTGGTTTTGTCGATGGCCCTAGTGACGGCGTTGGCGCTGGCGCCTGTTTTCCGCGTGACGTACAGTCTCAACGTCTGGGACGCCACGGACCTGGCGTTATAATTGATGCAGATCGCCACCCAGGATCTGTTTCTACGAACCTGCATTTCGGGATAGATCAGCGTTTCTGAATCGCCCCCCCAGGTAGAACCACCCGTCCATCCGGATTCGTCATTCATCGAGGGCGCACTCCATCCGGACCGCGCCGCCTTGATCGTCCTTATAAATTTCTGCCCGATGTTCATGATAAACTCCGTACCCCCGCATGAATGCGAGGCTTGATATATTTCATCACAAAATAACGTGTGTCGTCCATGGCATGATCAAACGCTTTTACCGGCTTTCCATTTTTCTCCGCATAGCTGCCGGCCTCCATGATCCAATACTTGCACTTACTGTTGATGAGGATTTTCGGATCGCCAAGCACCGGCGCCAGGCAGTCGCGGACCGACTCGATTCCTACGTCTACGTCCGTCTTCGCTTTGTACAGGCTGACGTGTTCATCCGACCACTCCGAGATAAGATCCGGACGGTTTGGATCCGCCACGCCTTCCTTCACATTCTTCCACCACGCCTTCTTCTTGCACTCCTTCAGGAGACGCTTGTTCGTCGTGTTCGGCATGTACACTTCGTCGACCCGGACCCATTGTTTTTCGAACTTCTGCCAAACGCCGACAGAGAAGGGAAGCGTTCCGCCCCAGTCCACACTGACGTGCGCCCTTTTCGAAGGATTGAATGAGGGGACACCAGGGCCGCTGTGGATTTTCTCATCGTACTGTGACCCGTACACGAGATCGCTCCGGCCGCGCTTGTTGCAGAACCATTCTGTTTGAAGGGTTGCCTCGGACAGGTCGTAGAATTTAGCGATCAGGTCCTCGACCTCATAATACCCATCGGCCTTTTTCATCTGTTCGCCAGGGCAGTACTTTGTGAGTTTACACGTTGAACATTTGTAATCGAGGCACGGCTTGAGGCACTCCCAGATGCACCACTTATAGACGGGCGACCCCGTCTCCTTCGCCTTTTCGACGGCGATGTCCATCATGCCGCCGATCCGATGGTTCGTTGATAACTTTCCGAGAGACGCCTTGATTCCGTACTTGGATTGAGGTTGAGAGAGGGCGGCCACATACACGTCTTCTTCCATCTCGTCGATCTCATCCATGATGAGGGCCTGGGGATGGGGCCCGCGGGCCGACTTGGTCGACGCCGTCAGGACCGACACGATGCTGCCATTCACCCACTTCGTCCCGGACCGCATGGGTTCCGACTCGAGCCACCTGTCCTCGACTTTGGTCGCCCGCCAGAAGTCCGACATGGCCTTGTACGATTTTTCGGACTGCTCAAAGGATCCGCCCAGGATGGTCGTCTCCATCCTCGGCTTAAACGAACTCCTGGCCCAGGTCACCAACCCCGACAGGTACGACTTCGAACCGCCACGGTTGGCCCACACGATGAAATTCTGAACTCTGTCGAGCAGCACATCGTAGACGAATTTCCGCGGCGCTACGTGACCCTCGAAGTTGCAGTTTACTTTCGATCCGACGACCGGCTCGAGCATCCACTCGATCAGAAGGTCGACGTCACGCTCGGTCTTGAGGCCCTTGTATCTCAACTCCTCGAGACACGCCAGCTGCGCGACCCTGTTAACTGGGTTTTCCAGCCATAAGGCGTTTGGCCTCTCGCCGTTCCGTGATGGATCGTCTTGCCTGCTCGACAAGTTGGACAAAGTCGTTGACACCTGGAACTCCCATCTCCCGGAATGTTTTCCTCAACTCTTCCTCGAGGTTGACCTCCATGGATCCCACGAGGTGTTTCTGCGGGGCCTCGTACACGAACCCCAACTTCTGCATCTTTTCGATGAACTCGCACTCGATGGCCCACGCCAGGCCGATGTTGCCGGCACGGTGGGCTGCCCGCTGATACTCTTCTTTTCGTTTTTTAAGAGACAAGGCCAGGGCCTTGATGTCGATATCGTCAATCTCCCAGATGCTTTTCCTGAGAATATTGCGCTTGAGCCGGCTCACGTGCACGTCCGTGCAGCCGATCATATCCCCGATGAAACCGTTCGATACATAGCTCATCTCTTCCATGTAGTACTTAACAATCACTTTACGTTGATGGGGCTGAAGGTCGGCTGCCGCAAGTTTCTTGTCAGTAAGAAGTTTGATCAGGACGAGAGCGTTGCTATTTAACCTTTTTTTGCTCATGTTTCCTTTTCTCTATCGCCTCTTTCACTTCATCCTCGGTCATGACCGTGACGGAGACCTGCTGCCCGGGTTGGAAGAGAAGGTTCAACTCGTTCACCACCATGTCGTTTTGCTCGATCTTGCCGACGATCTCGAACTTGACCGTGGCGTTCTTGTCTTCAGAGGCACCGCGATAGGACCTCAACTCTTTAATCAACGCAAAGAATGATACGGCCATAGTTTCTCCTTCGAACGATTAATCATTACGTCCGTTTTTCTTCGCTGTATCAGCGAGCACTCTAAGGTATGCCTCTTGGTTTTGAGCCGACCTCGTCAGGGACTCGAGTGACTTTGAAAGCGATTCGAGACATGCCGTCTGCCGGCTCGACAATTCCTTGGTGTCGGTGACGATTTCGAGCGTATCCTTTCCTCTCTCGATCGCCAGGATCGCTTCTTTGCTCCACATGCAGGCGGGACCTTTTTTTTCTCCGTTCGTTTTTTTAAAAGCGAGCGTCCATTTCAGGACGATATTGAGGATGAACACCACGGCAGCCAGGCCGATAGAGAGCTCGATCATCTTGAGGTTTGCGGGAGTCAATACCGGCACAACTTCTTGCATGGTTTTTCCCCTTTCATTTATTTTTTTTTCGGAGTCTGATGATTTCGTTCTGCAGGTCGTCGACCCAAAGGATATAGGCGGCGTTGACAATGATGTTGCCTTCCGCTGTGAACCCCAGGGGATTTTTCAGGACCTCTTCGTTCGGCTTTAGAACATCATATGACGGATAGAGTGAAGGATCGTATGGAGTGCAGGAACTAATGAGGAAACATAAGCTTACGCAGAGCGTCGCAATCGTGAGCCAGGGCAGCCTTGATGATTTTTTTCTTTCGTCTTTTATTTGTCTCACTCTTCACCGCCTCTTCGATCTGGGCTTCCAGGTCGATCAATTTTCCAACGATTTCAATGATGGCTCCGATATCTACCGCCATATTT